AGCCCGCCCGCTCGTAGAACATGAGCGAAAAGTACTGATTGCTGCCATGTGGAAACGGGCCAACCGGCGTCTGCGTCTCAATTTTCAGCAGCGCGCAAGGCAGAATCTCCTCGTTGTCGTCGAACGCCGTCGGCGTATCCTGCCGGCTGATTTCCGTTTTCGTGTGCAGCCCACCGGTCAGCGTCGCCATCAGCGTGCTATCGCCGACCAGCAGGTTGTAAATCGCGTCTCGCATCTGGTCTCCAATTTAGCTCCGCGTACCGCACTTATCGGAACTACGTCTCGGCCCAATGGGCCAACACGTTGACCTTCCCGCTCACGCCCTCCCCGCCGGCCGCCAGCGTGATGACCAGGTTGGTATTTGCTGTCCCCCGTTTGCGCACTGGGATGTACCCATGCCCGCCAGCGGTAATATCCATCGAAAAGACAGTTGTGGCTCCATCCTGTACTTTCAAATTGCCGCCGGTGGGGGCCCCGCTATAGCTCCAGGCGATACCATCAATCACGTGCTCTGTGCCCGTCGCCGCCGCGTAGGTGATCACCGCCGCCGTGTTCGCCGCTGGCGCGTGGACATCGGCCGCTGCCGCCGCCGGGAACAACTTGTCGAAAAGCCAGACAATGTTACTGCCCATCTCGCCCCTCCCTATTTGAACAAATCATCGAGCATCTTTTTCAGCACCGGCAGGTTGGCCTGGATAGTAGACATGACGATGGCGTAGCGTTGCCCGTGCGCCAGCTCCAAATACGCACCATAGCCCATTGTGTGGCCTAAACAAATGACCAACTTGGCTGCGTCACCCCCTTCCGCCGGCTGAAGCTTTTTGTTTTGGTCAAAATCTGGCTGCTTTTCAGGTGTCACCGTTCCCACCAATGGAGGCAAACCTAAGCCGTCTACCAGGAAAAACAGACCGCTGCGGGCGTTGCCGGTGCGATCATGCCATGCTGCGTTGCGCCGAGCCTCGTCTTGCATCTTTTGTCCAACGTAGACCCCCACAGCATGAACCGCTGCTAAAACCTTTTCGCCGTAGGCAGCAATATTTTTAGCCAGCTTCTCAGGCGGCTCTATCCACACCAGGCCGCTCTGCGCCATTTACTCCACCGCCTCGGCCTCGGCCACGACGGCCGCCCGGCGGTTGGGCCGCACGAAGGTCACCTGGTACAGCACGCCCTCGACGGTGAAGCGGTCGCCGGGCTGCACGTCGAACGTCGTCGCGCCCAGCACCACGACCCGGGTAGTAGCCTGCTGGGCCCCGGCGCTGTCGCGGGTCTGGCTCACACTGCCGCTGCGCGCGATGCGCACCGGCTGCGGGTCCAGCGTCTCGCTGCCCCGCCGGACGACGATGATCATCTCGTTGTCACCGCGCACGGCGGCCAGGTCGTCCCGCATTCGCGCCCAATCGGCCTCACTCAGCATTATTCGCCTTGCAGCGCAGTTGATAATCTCGTTCGCGCTCGATCCAGAACCGAGTGGCGATTCTGCGTTCTGGGTCAATAGCCACGACCAATACCAGACCAATCAATCGCAGCAAGTTGTTTATGGTGCTGAGCTTTATGCCCTTCTCTTTTGATTTCATCTCTTACTCCTCACTCGTCACGTTTCACAGCCCCAGCGCGTCATAGTCCGCCCGCAGACCCCAGCAGCCCATCGCCTCCAGCGCCGCCAGGTACTCGGCATCCTTGGCCTTGGCCTGATCGCGCAGACCCACGCCCAGCTTGCTCTTGTCCACCTCCTCGTCGCCGATTTTGTAGCGCCACCCGCTGCCCGCCTGGCTGTTGGCCTGCCAGCTCAGCGCCAGCGCCTGCGCCTTGAGCAGCACGATCCGTGCCTCGGTCTCGGTCAGCGTCGTGTACTCCTCGCTCTCGTCGAGCACGTGCTTGGCCCCATACCACAGCCGCCGCGTCGCCGAATACGTCGGCGTCGGCGAAATGACCAGCGAGCTGCCTTGCACCATCACCCGCTCTTTGAAGGTGGACGACACGGGGATCAAGCCATCCGACGTGTTCAGCACGCCATCGGTCAACGAGCTGAGCACGCTCTCGAACTTGATGAGCTTCACAAAATCGTCAGGCAGCGTATAGCTGGCCGTGCCGCTGACCACCGGCACATCGTAGGTGGCCTGCATTGGCCGCCGCGTGCCAAAATCCTCCACGGCGTCCTGCACCGCCAGTTCGTACTGCGCCTCAGATGGCACGCCGCCAACCGCCGGCACGGCCGCCTCGAGCCGCGCCGCCAAAACCGCCAGCGAGATGCTCACCTAGTCCTCCACCAACTGATACGCCTCGCCGCCCGTCTCCAGGGCCTTGAGATACTGCCAATAGCGCACCTGGTGCACTTCGCCGTTGTATACGGCCTTACCAGCAAGCAACCCCATCTCGCCGCCAAACCGCACCCGTACCAAGTCACTCCGGTTGCGCTTTGGCTCCTTTGCCCGCTTCTTTTTCCCCTTTGGCTCCTCCGCCCCGTCTGGCCCCTCTTCCGCCGCCGCCAACTCCTCTGGCGCTTCCTCGTCTGCCTCCGGCTCGACCATCGGCAATTGCTCCTCCGCCTCTGGCGCACTCGCGCTCTTTCGCTTCGTCATGCTCACCTCCATTATTTCCCGGGAAATATCGAATCCCCCGTTTACTTCCGCGTACTGCTATTATCGGAACTGCCGGGGCACAGCCAGACCCTGACTGCACCCCGGCCTTTTTCTAAAAGACGCCCTTGCCTACCGCCCGCCGTCGTTACGCAACACTGCGTAAATCGTCGGCGTTATATTGTAGGTACTGGTCAGTACCTCGGCTTTAAACCTGAGATACCGACCGTGCAGTGGAACAGCGATATAGTCTGTCCCATCCGCATTGAGAACGATTTGATAGGTAACCCACTCATCCACGCGAGTACCGGTTGCCCCGCTGAACGTCACAGTATGCGTCGAGGTCGTTGTACTGGTCACCCCGCTGCTATTCGTGATAGTCGTCGAATAACTTAGCGGCAGCACCCAGCCTTCGCTTCGATACTGAGCGTCGGTCCAGTTTGTACCGTCCGCTGAGAACTGGGGCGTAACGGTGATGACATTCGAGGTGTCAATATCTGCGGTCACGAAAACATCAACGCTGTGCCAGTATTGAGAATCGTAGACCGTGCTGTCGGCGTTGTCGTTGTAGTAGGTGGTGGACGAAATAGCCGATGTGCCATCGGCGAATGTCACCGTCATGATGCCCACCACCGTGCCGGGATTCGGATCGCCCGCCCCGCCGGCCCTGGCCAGCGGCGTCCCGGGCCCAACAAAGCTCAGGATCAACATCGCCGCCAATGCAACCAGAGCCAGAACCTTCAAAAACCGCTTGTACTTCATCTGAGGACCTCCTTCCTCACGTTTCACGTTTCACTCGTCACGTCTCACGCCTTATGACGTGATAATGACATAGCTTCCTTTTTCAAGCACCGGCGCGTCGGAGCCATTGAACTCCTCAGCGTAGTACTGGTCCGCTGCGATGATATTCCTGCTGGCATCAAAGCTTGGCAGCGGCCCGATCAGCTCCATAGCCCGGTACACGCGGTGCATCACCAGCTCCCTGTTGCCCACCAGCATATAGCCGTCGCTGAACTGTGTCGAAGAGAAAACCGGCAGCCCCTTGGCCCGCCCCACGTATCCCGCTGCGTTCAGGTCGGCGTCCGGCCTCTGGCCGGCGTTGGTGAATTGCTTCGAGTTGCTCAACACGTCACCCATCGTCACGCTGGTCAAGATAAAGTTCGGCTCGTAGTGACGGTTGGCCACTTTGACCTTGGCCACACCGAGATACCTAAACAATTTGTCGAGGTTTTCGTCGTAGGTATCTCCCCCGCTCGGTGTAGCACTCCAGGTGCCGCCCGAGTTGCTGGCCACGCTTAGCGCGGCGCTCAAGCCGAGATACAAGAGATGCTTGTCTATGGCCTCCCGGATGCGACGCACCAGTCCGGCCAAAGTGCGCCCGGTGGCATCCCAACCGAGTTGGCTGCGCGCGAACACGATCACCTCTTTGCTGATTTGGGTGGCCAGCCGGTCGGCGGCGATTTCCAACGTCTTGTTGGACAGGGTCATCTTGGCTTTCTGGATGCCCTGCATCTCGCCGAGCCTCAAGGCATCGTAGGTATAGTCCACGTGCAACACGTCGCTGGCGCTGATGCTCCCGCCAGTCAGCGCTCTGATTCTGCCGCTGCCATAGTCCACGGCATAGTCGGTGCCTTCGGTATAAGTGGTCGTGTCGCTATCGTCCTGCACCACGACCGTGCCGGGTTGCACGCGCTTGTAGTCCAGGTCGTACCAGGTATCGAGCGCGACGATGGTCACCTCCTCGTCAGTCACGTCGTTTTCGACGCCGCTCTCATCGGCATACGCCTCATAGTAGATGCGGCTGGGCGACTGGTCAGTTATGCCCAGGTCAAAGATGCTAGCCGCGACGAGTTCAGGAACGGCCTCGGCGACGACCGCCCGGGCCACGCTGTAGGGCAGGCTCAAGTCGGTCGTTTGCTCTGCCTCGGAGATGAGCTTGCTCTCCTGTTGAAGCTGGTGTTTGAAATTCTGGTCGAATCTCTCCAGATAGGCCCGCGCAAACCGCTCGCCGATTGACATCTCGGCCGCGTCGCGGTTCCACTTGCGCGGCAATGCCTGCCCGGTGTTGACCATCGCCTCGGTCAGCAGATGCGCGCCCCGCGCGAACTCGGGCACACCGGTCTCTGTCTCCAACACCGGGCCGATGACGTTCAAACCGCCGTAGCCGCGCGCTGCCAGCCGCATTTGCGCCACGATGGCGTCGTACTCGGCGCGCTTTTCCAGCAGAACCTTTTTAGCGGCCTCTTTGTCGCCTGGTTTCCTGGCCCGGATGGCCTCGACCATCTGTGTCTTGAGAAAGTCTGGATAGGGCAGGTCTTTGGTCTGCTCTGTGATGTACGCCTCGACATCGCGCTGGCGTTCGGCCTCTTCCAGCTCAGCCATACGCTTCTGGCGCGCTTCCAGCGCCTCTTGAAGGTTGTCGGTCTCTTTCAAACCCAACATCTCGCGCAGCGACTCTTCCAGCTCGCCGTCGCCAGCAGGCTGCCGCCCGGCAATCGCCGCCTGTACTGCCTCCAGCAGGTCATCCTGTGGCCCGATGCCCAGGGCCTCGCGCAGTGCTTTCTCCTGCCGCTCACGATTTTCCGCTTTCATTGCTTCACGGAGCTCCTTTTGGAGATCCGCCTTCAGTTCATCGAACAGGCCGCTCTCTTGCAAGAGGGCCAGAATCTCTTTCGGATCCATGATGTGTTTCCTCCTACTTTCCAAAATCTCCTCGATGCCGCCGTGGGGGTCCGACGGTTCGAGCACCAAGTCATAGCCAGTGATGTGCAGCTCCGTCACGTCCTCTACCATGCGGCCGCCCTCACGCACCATCTTGCTCTCGCCATAGGCGCGCTGGGATACACCGATTTGAACGCCGCCCGCAATCAACGCCTGCACGTCCTGCCCCTTGCTCGTTTCCAACAGTTGGCCCTCCAGGATGACCTGGTCGCCAGGTAGGTTCACCTGTTGCCAGACGATCACCGTCTCGAGCAAATTCGGACGCCGCGTTGGCTTGTCGGACGGATGTTCCGCTTCCCCCAAAAGCTGCTTCAACCGGCCCTGACCGGCGCTCTCGTGGAGGTGCCCGCGCAGCTCGTCAATCGCCTGCTGCAGCACCACCTTGCGATAGCGCCGGTTGTTGGCGTTGACCACGTCGGCCGTGATGCCCACCGCGCGCACGCGACGTGGCTTGCCCTCCCCTTCGCTTTCCAGCAGCTCCAACTGCTGGACAATGCGCTCCTCAAAGCGCCGGGGTTGGTTCCGCGTAGATGAATTATCGGAACCAAATTTCTTGCGCCGCTCGGACAGAGTTTGCGGCTGGTAGGTCAACTCGACGACCTCCCAATCCCCGCGCGGCGCAAACACGTACTTGCTGCCTTGTTTCTCGTAGCTGACCCGATAATATTCATCGCGGGCCAACCCCCTGTCCTTGACAATGACGTAACCTTCAAAGACCTCCACCACCCAGGGATACCAGTCGCCGCCGGGTGTAATGAAAGCCGCTTCAAAGTCGTCCTCGATTTGCCGCAGGGTATAAGTCAAACTGCCCTTGACCAGCTCGGTCAACGGCTTGCCCTTGCCGATCTTTCGTTTCATGCTTTCCTCCAGTCCCAAATAAGCCAGCAGGCTGTCCGGTGGCGTCTTTTTCGCTTTGCGATAATGGGCCAGCAAATGCCTGGCCGCCCGCTTGCGCTCTTCAGTCGTCGCGTCGAGCGCCTGGCCGCGAAATTGACCGCTTGCCACCGCTCCCGCCGCCAATGGTAGCCGCTCCCAATCCACGGACAATTTATCGTGCGACGTATCTCCAGAGCCGTGGTGTGGCAGCTTCCAGGTATCAGGCTGGCTTGCCTTGCCCGGAATGGCAAAAGCCTGCTGATAATATTTCTTCCCCCCGATGGTCTTGAATTTCTTAGCCATCTCACACCTACCAAAGTCCCGCCAGCGCCTCCGAGCCGCCCCACACCCACTTGACCAGCAAATCCGCCACGCTGACCGCCACGATGATGCTGAGCGGGTTGGCCTCGTCGGCCTGGCCCATACCTGGCAGGCCCAGCCAGGTTGTGTACTCGTCCATCTCTGGCCAGGCTGCCTCGCCGCGCATCCAGCCGCGCAGCTTGGAAGTAAACTCCTCCGACTTCATCAACACCGCCACTTTGTAGCACAGGCACTGCACGTGGATCGGCAATGTGATGCTGCCTTTCGGATATACCCCGTCGCCGTTCTCGCCGCCAATGACCACGTCCTCGCACTCGCAGCCAATGTCCGGGTGGTCGGGGCTGAGCACGATTTGCTCTTGCTCAACCCACGGTTGGCGGGAGAACAGCGCGTCGGTAGCCGCGTGGTGGGCAATCTGGATCTCGTTGCGCGCCAGCCGCAGCGCATTATAAGCCACGCCCTGGCCCCGGCACTCGTCGCCGCTGTACAGCCCGCCCAGGTCGCCGGCGGCAATCTGGGACTTGGTCTTGCCATAGAGCCGGTAGCGTGTCCAACGTGGACAATCACGCCCTGGCCCCAAGTATTGCTCCAGGTCTTTGGCAATCTCCCACGCCGATCGCTGCCCAGCGATGCCCTGGTAAAGCGTGTCCTGAATGCCTCGCAGCGAATCTTTGTCCAGCCGCCAGATGCGCTGCGAGAGATTGAATCCATCGCCGTAGACTCGAGCTCCAGTGGCTTGCAAAATCTCGTCAATCTGCTGGCTGAACACACCGCTCACGTCCACGTTGATGGGCCTGGCCTCTTCCAGGGCCTCTTTGGCCTGCCCAGCGTACCAATTGTGCCGTCGCAAGAG